AGACCTCCAACAGCATCTGTCAGGAAAAGACCGAGCTGGAAAAGGACGCAGGTGATACGATCAGCTTCGACCTTGAAGCCCGCCTCAAGGGTGGCCTCGTCGAAGGCGATGCCACTGCCGCTGGCAACGAGTCGATGCTCAAGCATTACACCGACACCATCACCATCGACCAGGCGCGCAAGCCGGTCGCATGTGGTGGCCGCATGTCGCGGCAGCGCACGGAACACAACCTGCGCGAGTCGGCCTCGATCCAGCTGAAGAACTATTGGCAGCAGGTTTTCGACGAGCTTTACTTCATGTATCTGTCCGGTGATCGCGGCACGGATCACTCCGATATCTTCCCTCTCGAATATACCGGACGGGCAAACAACGCCCTGCGCGCTCCATCGGCATCGCACCACCTCTTCGGCGGCAATGCCACCTCGATCGCCACCCTCGACGCGACCGACAAGATGGATGTCAACCTGATCGAGCGTGCCGATGTGCGCGCGGGCAACATGACCAAGAACTTCCCCAACGCGGTCAACATGTATCCCATGATGGTCGACGGCGAAGAGCGGTACGTCATGATCATGTCGCTGATCCAGGCATTCGATCTTCGTACCGGGGCTGGCACCGGCAACTGGCTGGACATCAACAAGGCCCTGATGACCCACTCAGGCACAGCCTCCCCCGTCGTCAAGGGTGGCCTCGGCATGATCAACAACACGATCCTGCACGCACACCGCAACGTCATCGGACGCTCCGATGCTGGTGTCGGCAACAACGTGGCGATGGCCGAGGCGCTGTTCTGCGCGCGTCAAGCCTTGGCCGTGGCATATGCCGCCACTGATGACGGGCGGCGCATGAGCTGGGTCGAAGACATGACCGATTACAAGAACAACCCTGTGATTGCAGGCGGTTACATCTTCGGAATGTCGAAGTGCCGGTTCAACGGCGGTGATTTCGGGGTCATGCGCCTCGATACAGCGGCAGCCAACCCGAACTGAGCCTAAGCGCAAGATGACGGGCGGCCCACACCGGGCGGCCCGTCTGATCATCCACAACCGGCCACATCGGCACACAAAAGGGACGCACCCAAATGCTCATCCAATCCAAGCAAGCCCAGCTGATGGCCGCCGTCGCGGTCGGTTTCACCGCTGGCCTCGAAACCATCAATATCTACACCGTCGATCTGTCCGCAGGCATTACCGCTGCAGATGACATCGTTGAAATCGCCATGCTGCCCGCCTATTCGCGCATCACCGGCATCGACGCGATCGGTGTGAACACAGGCACCGGCGAAACCGCCGATGTGGGCATCCTTTCGGGCAACTTTGGCGACACTGGCACGCGCACGATGGCAACCGTCCTCATGAACGACGTGACGGTCCATAACGCGACGGCAGTGGGCGTCCTCGGCACCCTGATCGCCATCCCCCCGACAGAGAACAACCGCTCCATCGGTGTCACCTTCTCGGCCAATATCGCCGCAGGTGCTGGCAAAAGCATCCAGCTTGTCGTCCGCACCATCAACGCCTGACCGGTAGGCCTTCAACGACTGGCCTATCCGTCGTCAACCCGACAAGAGGATGAAGCCCCATGTCAGAGAAAACCGCCCCACAGCCGGTCCTGATCCGCGCCAGGATCGAACGCCCAAATGGCTGGAAGATACCGCTCGACAATGCCGTGTATCACTTCCAGCCGCGCCCCGACCTTGGCGTACCCTATCGGCATGTGGCCCTCGTCGCCGACAAGGCGCACGTCAGACGCTTTCTCGCCATCACCGAGGGCTTCGAGCTGTTCCTTGAAGAGTTGGTCTTTGAAGAGCCCGCCGCCGCGCCGCCAACGCATCCGTCCTGGGGGCCTGGAACCCAAGAGGCCGTGCAGGAATCCAACCCCGCTTCACCCGCAACCCCCAACCCGGAGATTACCCCCGATGGCCAAACGACTTCTGATGGTGATGATAACCCCCCTTCTGGTGATGATGACGCTGGCGCGGATGCTGATGTCGATGCTGACGATCCTGACGCTTCCGATGTGGCCGCGACCGGAACGACTGCAGTTGATGAAGGCGGCGGTGGCGACGTCGATGGCGTCGATGCTGACCCGAAACTGGTGGAAACAGGCCCAGCGCCTCTTAATGACCAGTCGGATGATGAACTTCGCGCCACGTATCTGGCTCTCAACGGTCGGGCGGCACACCACAATATCAAACGCGAGACCTTGATCAACAAGATCGAAGACCTGCGCAACCCTGCCTGATTGAGGTGATCCGTCAATGGCCATCATCGCATCAGAGGTCATGCTCCAGGCCAGCATCCTATTACTGGATGCTGGCCTTGTTCGGTGGCCCGCCCCCGAGCTGCACATCTATCTGAACGCTGGACAGCGAGAGATCGCGCTGCACAAGCCAACGTGCTTCACCGATGAGGTCATCATCAACCTGGTGGCAGGCACGCGCCAGTCGATCCCAGCCACAGCAATTTCCCTCATGCGCGTCGTGCGCAACCTGTCAGCCGACGATGATCCCGGCCCGCGTGTCGGTGCCAAGGCGGTGACAGCGATCGACCGCACTGTCCTCGACACCCAGATCCCCAGTTGGAGTGATCCGACGGTGATGCCCTTCCGCGCGCTGGTGGATCACGTGGTAGTGGATATCGCCAACCCAGAGACGTTCTACGTCGTGCCCGGAAACACCGGGACCGGGATGCTGGAAGCCACCTGCGCGGTCATGCCGACGCCGGTGCCTGTCCCGTCCTCGCCCCTTCTCATCGCCAGCTACGTCACGTCCATGAACGTGCCCGCGATCTTCGAGAACGCACTGGTGGATTATGTCATGTACCGGGCTTTCTCGAAGGATGCCTCGACCCCAGGTCATGCCCAGCGCGCCGTGGCGCACTATCAGCAGTTTGCACAGGCCATCGGCCTCAAGATGCAGACCGACATGGCGCTGAACCCCGACAAAACCAGAGGGGCGTGATCAGTGCCACTGCCAACCGTCCCCCTCGCATCGATCCTGCCACTGGTGTCGCCTCACCTTGACGAGATATCGGACTATCTGGTGATCCAGATGCTGCGCTTGGCGGCCATCGAATTCTGTGAACGCACCAACATCTGGCGCGAGATGCTGACCGTCACCCTCGACAGCCAGGACGAGCCTGTCATCACCCCCGCCCATGCAGCGCTGCACGAGATAGAGTCGGCAACCTTTGACAGCGCTCTGTCCTCGCATACCCCACTGCAGCCGATCCGGTTCATGGCGACGACACCGCAAGAGCGGGCGGTCGATCCCACCGGCCAACCGCGCTACATCACCCAGACGTCGGCCAACACCATATCGATTGTGCCCTATGCCCCCGGCACGATCACCCTTGCCGCCATCCTGAAGCCCATCGCGGGGCCCGCGTTCGGTGTGGACAGCAGTGAACCGGACCCGGTCGTGCTGCAGGACCGGCAGAACGTCATCCCGGCATTCCTGTTCCAGCAGTTCGCCCACACGATTGCCAACGGTGCGCTCTATCGCCTCAAGACCATGTCCAACCGCCCATGGAGTGATCAGCCTGGGGCCGCCACGTTCTTTTCCCTGTTCAACCAGTCCTGCGATACGTCGTTCAACGCGGCGATCCGGGGCCAGCACAAAGCCCGCCGCCGCGCGGCCTATTCGTTTTACTGACCATGCCCATCAAGATCGAAACATTCAGCGGTGAGATGCCAGCGCGCCACCCGCGCCTTCTGCCTCCCAACGGTGCGCAGGTGGCCAGCAATGTGCTGCTTGATCGTGGCAGCCTGCGCCCACTGCGCGCCCCCGCCGTCAGCAACACCCTCGCAGTAGATGCCGACAACATCATTCTGCATCGCGGCACGTGGATCCCGGTCGATGACAACGCCTGGGCGGCACCGGGCCCCGTGGCGGATGATCGTCTCTACATCACCAGCGATGATGCCCCTGTTCTGCTCTTTGAGGGCGTATCTCGCCCACTGGTGCTGGCCGCCCCCACATCCGGGCCGAGTGCGGTCCCCAACGCCGCCGTAGACACCACGCTGGCCGAGTCCACGGTGTTTACCTACACCTACGTCACCGATCTGGGGGAAGAGAGCCAGCCCGCGCCGCTTTCCGGCGCCATAGCGCTGGATCCGGAGCAGACCGCCGCCATCGGTGGCTTCACGGCACCGCCCACCGGGCGCGGCATCACGCGGCGGCGCATCTACAAGTCCGTCACCAGCCTCAGCGCGGCCACCGGCCTGTTCTTCGTCCACGAAGAGGATGTGGGCAACGGCACGCTGACCTTCGACCCGGAGCTGCACCCGGCAGGTGAAGCCCTGCCTTCTGCCGACTATGACCCGGCCCCGGCGAACATGCAGGGGATCATCACGATGCCCAACGGCATGATGGCGGCATTTGCCGGCCAAGAGTTGATGTTCTGCGAACCGTTCCTGCCGCATGCGTGGCCGATCAAGTATCGCCTCAAGACGGATTACCCGATCGTGGCCCTGAGTGCGTTCGGCACGATGCTGGCCATCATGACCGAGGGCACGCCGTATCGGGCGCAAGGCACGCACCCTGATCAGATGCAGATGGAGAAGATCGAACAGAACCTGCCATGCGTGGCGGCGCGCGGCGCGGTCGATGTGGGCTATGCGGCGGTCTATCCATCAAGCGAGGGGCTTGTCACCATGTCGGCCGACAATGCCGTCCTGGTGACACGCGGGCTTCTGACGCTGGATCAGTGGGTCGCACTGCGCCCCGAGACGTTCATCGCATCGCAATGGTCGGGCCAGTATGTCGCCAGCCACCTGACCGCCGCCGACGCGCGCATCACGCGCCTCTTCAACCTGCAGGAAGGCAACGCCTATATCACGCGGTCGCCGATGCAGGCGCGGGCCTGGTATCACGACATCAGGACCGGGTTCCTCTATGCCCTGATTGGTGCCCGTTCCATCCAACGGTGGCACGCACCGGCCTCAGACGATGCCACATTCACCTGGCGCTCTGCCGTCTATGACGTCCGGTACCCGATCAGCTTCGCCGTGGCCGTGATCGAAGGCGTGGCCAGTGCCAGTGCCACACCAGAGGTCGCGCTGAATATCTATGCCGATGGCCAACTTATCCACACGATCACCGAGATGAACGTGCCGCGCAAACTGCCCGCGATACTGGCGCAGGAGTGGCAAGTGGAGATCGTCAGCAATGCCGAGATCCAGCGCGTGGTCGTGGCCGAAGACATGGAGGCGCTGGGACGATGAGAAGCATCCGCACCACACTGGACGCCCTGCGCCGCAAGCAGAACGTCGATGCCCTGGTTGGCGATGCTGGCAAGCAAGATCAGCGCGCGGTGCGCTGGGCGGATCTGTTCTCTCACCCGACGATCAACCGCCTTCTGAACCTCGACAAGCGACAGGCCGCCGCGATCGAGACGGTAGAGGCGGCTGTCACCACCACCACCACGGCCACCATCGCTGCCCAACAGACCGCTGATGATGCGGCGGCGGCTGTTCTGGTCAATCTGGCATCGGCGCAACAGGCGCAAAACGCCCTCAACGCTCTCACGTCCGATCTTACCGCGACGACAAACACCCTGATCCGCGACAGTGGCAACTTCGATTTTCGCTTTGGTGGCGCGGGGTGGACCTCAAAGGCGGGGAATGCACTCGCCGACCAGTCTTTCGACACAATAACTGTGGGGCAGATCATCGCCCCGTGACATCTCATGCTCTGATAACGGCGCATGAACCAACCAAAGGAGACCTCTGATATGGCTGCAAATCCCTGGGCAATGTACGGCAACGCCCTCGAAAAAGTCCTTGATGGCACGATCGACCTGTCGGCTGACGCCTTCCGGATGGTGCTTGTCGGGACGGGATACACCCCCAACCAAAGCACGGATGTCGCGTATTCGTCCATCTCGGGGCAACAGATCGCCAACGGGAACGGATATGCCACCCATGGCAAGCTCGTGACCCTGTCCCAGTCCCGTGCGGGCTTGGCGGTGACGATCGATGGCGATGATCAGTCGTGGCCCACCTCGACGCTCACGAACGTGGCCTATGCCGTGATCGTGCGCGATGCCGATGCCAACGCGGCACTGGTCGCCGGTGATATTCCGATGTGGTTTTCGGAACTGAACGACGGCGGGTCGCTGTCGACGGTCAACGGCACCCTCGGCGTCACGATCAACGCCGCTGGCCTCTATGTTGTCACCGCGACAGCGGCGGCCTAACCCCAGGAGTGACTTGATATGACTGCAGGCTACAACCGCGCCAAGATGACGACGGCCACGACCGGAACCGGCACGCTGACCCTTGGCACGGCGGTCGCCGGGTTCCAAACCTTCGCCGCCGCTGGCGTGGCCAATGCTGCGACGATTGCCTACATCATCGAGGACGGTGATGCGTGGGAAGTCGGCACGGGCGTCTACACCACATCTGGCACGACCTTGACGCGCATTGTGGCGGAAAGCAGCAACGCGGACGCGGCCTTGAACCTGACGGGATCGGCGCAGGTCTTTATCGGGCTGACGGCGGCGGCGGTGGCGGAGCTTGCCACGCAGACGGGCGCGCAGACCTTGACGAACAAGACCCTGACCGCGCCCGCGATCAGCAACCCAACGTTGACGGGTTCTGTCGTCGAACAGGTTTTTGCCCTGACAGGCACCACGCCCGCGCTTGATCCGGCAAACGGCACAATCCAGACTTGGACCCTGACCGCAAACAGCACCCCGACCAATAGCCTTACAGACGGGGAAAGCATCCTGATCATGGTCAATGATGGCACGGCGTTTACGATCACTTGGCCGAGCGTGACATGGGTAAACAATGCTGGAGTTGCTCCCACACTGGCGACCACAGGCTTCACGGTCATATCACTCTGGAGAGTCTCAGGCGTTCTCTACGGCGCGCTTGTCGGGGATGGTTCCTGATGCTGGCGTCATGGCATGGCAGGGGTGCGGGCGGGGCTGTCGGTGGTGGCCTTGAGTTCGTCGGATCGCGAACCTTTCCCCAACTTGGAACCACAAGCACATTCACGGTTCCTCTTACTGCCCTGACGGGCGGAATTGCATCAGCTCCTCGGACTGGCGATCTGGTGGTGGCGTTTATTGGCATGTCATCACTTTCGGGAAGCCGTGATCTCACGATGCCTTCCGGGTGGGCCGAATTAGACCGAGTGCAAGGGAACAATACCTACAATTGCGACTTATATGTCATTTATAAAACAATGAGTGCAACGCCCGACACGGGATTTGATATTGTCGGGGGGATGCCGAGTGTAAACAGCTCCCTCGCAGTGACAATCCACGTCCATGCCGGGGCGTCAGCAGCGGCCCCGTCTTTTACAACCGCAAACGGCGGAAACTCGGTGCTTTGCAACCCTCCAGAAATTACGCCAACAGTCGCAGGATCGGAAGTTATCAGCGGCGGAGTGGGTGGACATATAGAAGGAGAAAGAACATTTTCTTCTTCCAGCTTTGATAGCTTTCTGTCTGAAGGTGTGGATGGAGTGGGAAAAGGTAGAACTGACTGCACTATTGGTGTGGGTCGGTTTGCGTGGACAAGCGGCGTGTTTGATCCAGCGGCGTTTACTTTTAGCGGCTCAAGTTTAGCGACATCCTCATGGGCCGCTTTATCTCTTGTTATCATTCCAGAATAGGAGCCGCATATGTTTGTCAAAGTCACCAAGGGCCAAGCCGCACCGATCACGCTTACCGAATTCCGCAAGATGTATTGGGAGACATCATTCCCGCAGGATATACCCTTGGCGGAGCTGGCCGAAAAGGGCGTCTATCCCGCCCGTTATATCCCTCAACCTGAAATTACAAAGTTTCAGCGCGCAACAATGTCTGATGCATTTACTCAGGTCGATGGCGAGTGGGTGCGTGGTTGGGATATACGAGACATGTCTAAAATCGAAATCCAAAAACGGCTTAGTTGCACAAAAATGCAAGCCATTGTTACACTAGGAAAAACAGAACTCGCCCGACTTGAGGATTTCCTAGGAAGTTTGGACTATAGCTGGATAGCACTACAGCTTTTGGAGAACACACCAGTATGGCACCGCTTTTGCGAAGATGTGCTGGTAGTCCAATATGGACTTGGCTACACTGAAGATAAAATGGACGAGTTTTTCACCAAAGCGATGGCGCTGGAAGTATGACCGACACCGCCAACATCATGATGAAGTCGAGGCGGAAAGGTAACGCGTAATGGTCGGCTTTTCTCCCCTTGCAGCAACGCCACTTGCCAGCAAGGCATCACGGAAGGACGCCACCGCCATTCCGGCTGCAGGCAGCGCCACCGGGCTGGGCTTTGCCGCGACAATATCCGCCACATCCAGTGCCGAAGCCTCACCCGGCGCAGGAGCGGGTAGCGGCGCGGGCCTTTCCCCGGTAATATCCGCAGAATCCAACGCCGAAGCGGTCCCTGGCGCAGGTGCGGGTACCGGCATCGGCCAATCCGCAACGATATCGGCCAGCGCGGCGGCCTTTCCACCCCAAGGCAGCGCAGCGGGTACCGGGCTGGCAGCTGCGATCTTGGCCGGATCTACGACCTCACCGGGCACCGGCACTGCATCGGGGGATGGCCGCGCCCCATCTGGCACGGCTGGGGCCGAAGCCGTACCTGGGCAAGGGTCATCAACCGGGGAAGGTGCGGCACCCACTGCAAACATATCGGGTAATGTTGAAGGCGTTCCTGCTGCAGGCACGGGCACAGGCGCAGGGCAATCGCCGACCAGTTCGGCTTCATCCATTGTGGTCGCAGGCGCAGGTGCGGCGACGGGTTCGGGATCGGCCCCTGAGGTCATATCCGGTGACGGAAATAATGCCATGCCAGCGCAAGGCACGGCAACGGGCACAGGATTAGCCCCGTCTGCGGGCACAAGCGCTGTGCGCAGCCCGGACGCGGGCGCGGCGACGGGGCTGGGACAGTCTCCGACGATTGAGGTCTCATCTGTCATCGATATCGGCCAAGGGTCTGCTGTTGGCATCGGACAGTCGCCACTGGCAACCGCCGCGGCAAACTCAACCGCCCAACCTGGCGCAGGCATCGGCGGTGCGACCGGACTCGCCGCATCCATCCTGATCAGTGCCTTGGCTCTGCCAGCGATTGGCACCGGAACGGCGCAAGGGTTCGCTCCCGCAGTGTCGATCAGCGTATCTGCCGCGCCAGCAGCCGGTTCCAGCACAGGCGAAGGTCAATCCCCTATAGGTTCTCTGCCTGCCGACGCCGCGCCTGCGCCCGGTGTCGCATCGGGTGGCGGGGTGGCCCCGGACATCGTCCTGTCGTCCAGCCCGACGCCTGACGCGGGCGCTGGCACCGGCGAGGGGTATATTCCGAACAACGACGATCCGCTCAACACGATA